GGAGACTTGTATGGTACTGCCAATTCTTCTGATGACCACCAGAGAACATTCGGATGTTCATCGAGCCATTTCATTACCCTGCGTTCCCATGTTGACCGATAGACGATGTTATCCGCATCACCTTTATATTTGGTGGGATGCCTTGGATTAAACCATCCTTTATAAGTTTTGCCGAATGTCATATAAATACTATCTAGTCAACCTTTTTGGAAAAACATATGGCTCTCTTTGGATTCTCTGATATTTCATTTAATAAAAATGTAGATGCAAGGGGTTCTCTTGCAACTGGTCCTCTAGGATCTCTCGCTGGTAGTGAATTCACTAAAAACACTTATAGATTTCCATTAGATATAGGCAGTAGTGATAAAGGCCATTATTTAATGATTTATATACGCAAACAAAGACAAAGTTCTTCAGGTGCAGCTAAATTTGATGGTGGTGATAAAAGTTTTAAAAATCTTCAAGATAATATACAAAACAAAGCAAAAGGTATTCTACAAAGTGAAATACAAAATGCTGCAGCCAAAGCAAATAAAACACTCGTTCATATAGGAAACTCTGTTGGTGGAGAATTATTAAACAAAGTTAACAATGGTGTAAGTGGAGTTACAGGTGGTGCCGGTGGAATTTTTAGTAATTTTTCAAGTGCCTTAGACTCAGCTGTTGGTGGTGTTGTTGGTGGTATTAATAATTTATTTGGTCAAACAAGTGTTATCTTTGGTGGTAATTCGGCTCAAACTCAAGCTGTTATTAAGAATTCAATTAAAAATGTAACAGGTGGAAGTGTATTTGCTGGACTAACAACATTTCTTACCACAGACTCAATTGCATTGTATATGCCAGATACTCTTACATATACTTATTCACAATCTTATGAAACACCAAGTATTGGTGATGAACTTGGTGGTAAAGTATTGGGTGCAGGTAAGGCTGCAATGGATGCTTATAAAGCAGGTGGCGGAACAGCAGAGGGAATTTTAAAGGGTGGTGCTAGTGCAGGTAAAGCTTTATATAGAGAAGGTGCTCAACTTGGCGGTACAGTTCTTGGTGATTTGACCGGTAGTAAAAATACTGCCGCTTTAGGAGTAGCTGCACTTACAGGATCAGTTAGAAATCCAATGTTAGAAATGTTGTATAAATCTCCAGATTTTAGGTCTTTTAACTTTGAATTTAAATTTTATCCAAGAGATGAAAGAGAAGCTCTTGAAGTTCAAAGAATTGTTGAAAGATTGCGTTATCATCAAGCACCTGAATTATTAAAAGAATCGGCTGCATTTCTAGTTCCTCCTTCTGAATTCGACATCAAATTTTATTACAATGGTTCGCAGAATCCAAATATTCCTCCAATTTCAACTTGTGTTTTAAAAACAATTGATATTGATTATGCACCAAATGGTTTTTCTGCCTATGAAGTTCCTAATGAAAATCAACCTTCATTAGGTCGCACAGGTATGCCTGTTTCTATGACTTTAAAACTGTCATTTCAAGAAACAACTTATCTTACTAAACAAGATTTTGAAGAGCCTAGAAATTCTACACAAGCTAAGGTATAAAATGGCAAAATATTTTAATTATTTTTCTAAAACTTTTTATACTAGTGATGACAATTCACCTGGTCTTGATACAGTTACCAATATTATTTCACGGTTTGCATTTGAAAATTCTTTAAAAGAAAACTCATCTGCGTTTTATCCATATAATGTTCAAGATTCAGATACACCTGAAATTATTGCTCGTAAATTTTATGACAACTCAGAAAGACATTGGATTGTTTTGTTGTTCAATAATATTATTGATCCACAATGGGATTGGCCTTTAAAAGAAAAAACTTTAATTGAATATATTGATTTAAAATATTCTGCTAATGGTGCCGCCAATACGACAGTTCAAACTGGTATTGCATGGGCTATGAGTACCAATAATGTTCAAGCTTATTTTAAAATAGTTACCAGAACATCATTTGATGGAACAGAAACTATTGAAAAACTTTCTGTTGATGCTAATACATTTGCAAATGTGGCCACCTCTCTAAACACATATAATTTACAAGATGGTACAACTATTACAGAAAGAGTTACAAAAGAAACACAATCGTATTTTCAATATGAGGTGGATTTAAATGAAGCTAAAAGAACCATTAAATTAATTAAACCAGAATTTGTTCCTGCAATCGAAAAAGAATTTAAAAAAGTGATTAAGTAATGAGCTTTGATATTCAAAAATCTACACAGTTTAAAGTAAATGAACTGGTAATTGTAACAAAAGGAGGAGGAATTGATATTGCTCCAATTTTTGAAGAACTTAGTATCTTTGACTCTTTATTAATGCCAGTAATGAGCGGCAATATTTTAATAAGTGATTCTGTTGGTTTATCTAGTAAATTATCATTTGATGGATCTGAATCTTTATTAATTGATATTTCAAAAGATGCAAATTCGGATATTGCTAATTTTAAAAAGGCATTTAGAATTTATAAACAATCAGATAGAAAAAGTGAAGCTCAAAATGAAAAATATATTTTGCACTTTGTTGCCGATGAATTTATGTATTCTGACCAACAAAGAGTTAATCAATCATTTAATTTAACCCACTCAGAAGCTGTTGAGAAAATACTAAACAATTACCTTAAAGTGCCTGCTAATAATTTAGGTGGTGTTTATGAGAATTCTTATGGAGTTCGTAACATTACAATACCAAATTTACGACCACTAGAGGCTATAGAATGGATTGCTAAAAGAGCCGTTGACATAAATCAATCTCCAAATTTTATGTTTTTTCAAAATTTATTAGGGTATAATTTTGCTTCTTTATCCACTCTTTTAACGCAAGAAGATGTTTTGAATATAAAGTTTGAACCAAAAAATTTACAAAATAAAAATGCAATTGATGAAATTAGTTCTGCAAGAGGGTATGAAGTTGTAAGTCAATCCGATAGTGTTAAAAAAACTAGAGAAGGTGTTAATGCTGGTCAATTTATTGGTTTTGATCCAATGACAAGAACCATTGCAAAAAAGAATATTAGTTATGGTGACCACTATTCCAGTATGAAACATGGTAATGAAACAGCTAAATTTTCAGAGATTAAAAATCGTGATGGATTAAGTAATTCTCAGGCATTTGATTCAAAGAAAACAGTTAATATTTTTGGCGCTGCTAAACAATTAAGTTCTTATATTAAACAAAATGATCCTTATTCTATATCAAAAGTGGAAAATTATGAATCATTTGTATTTCAAAGAAAAGCAATTTTAGCAAATCTTATGGAAAAAAGAATAAAAGTGGCTATGCCAGGCAACTTTCAATTAACTTCAGGCCTGAATGTAAATTTGACAGCTATAGGTGCTAATAAATCCATACCTGGTGAAGATAATGAAGATACGAGTTTAAGTGGTAAATATTTAATTATAGCTTCACGCCAAATCATTGGATATAATAAACACGAAACAATTATTGAAATTGCAACTACCTCTACAAATAAAGAATTTATTGAATCAAGTGATTTTGCTCAAATTAAAGAACTTTTAGAATATTGATATGGAAAATAAAGATTTTGCTGGTAAAAATGGATTTGTTTGGTGGATTGGCATTGTAGAAGATAGACAAGATCCATTAAAGTTGGGTCGTGTGCGAGCTCGATGTGTTGGTTGGAATGCTGATAATAAAATGCAACTACCAACAGAGCAATTGCCATGGGCTATGCCAATGTTACCATTGAATAATACAAATCCATATTCGCCAAAAGAAGGTGATATGGTTATGGGTTTCTTTACAGATGGTGAAGCTGCACAAGAACCAGTTATTATGGGAGTATTTCCTGGTATTCCATTAAAGGCTGCAAATGCACAAGAAGCGTTTTCAGATCCACGAACAGGAGACCAATTAACTTCTGCACCAGTAAAACCAAATGAAAGTGCAACAGGATATCCAAGAAAATTAGATGAACCAAGCACATCACGCTTGGCAAGAAATGATGCCGCTTTTCCATCATTCATAAATCAAAGTAAGAAAATAAATAAAGCTTCAAAGGTAGAACCAGATTCTTATTATAATGCTGTTTATCCATATAATAATGCGTATGAATCGGAGTCAGGTCATGCTTTAGAATTTGATGACACAAAAGATTCTGAGCGTGTTCATTTATATCATCGTTCTGGTTCATATGTCGAATTTGGACCTGAAGGTGACCGAGCAGAAAGAATACAAAAAGATAAATTTACTGTTGTGATTGGCGATGATTCTGTATATGTGCAAGGTGATGTAAAAGTATTCATTGATGGAAATGCAACATTAGATATTGGTGGAAATATGTCAGCTACAGTTGGTGGTGACACAAACTTAAATGTTGGTGGAAGTTTTGCGGCCGATATAGGTGGAACTTGTAGTATTAATTCAGGCGGCAATATGTCATTTACAGCACCAAGGATTGATTTGAATTAATATGCCGCACCAATTTGTTATATTGTTAAATGGTGAATTAAAAACATTTAATACTTTTGAAGATATACCTAAAAGGTTTGATAATGTTATTCGGTTTTTACCAGAAATACCTGAGCCTCCGCATACGGAAGAACAACACAAAGAAGTTGATACTTGGAATGAAAGATTAAAAGAATTATTAAAAAGAGAAACAAATGGCAGTAACATTAACAATTAGTCCAGCTGGAGACAACCCTTTAACACAGATACAATCTACTTTAAGGTCGGTAAGAACAGTTAATGCAATAATTACTCCTGTAGGTGACGATGGTGAAACTATGAATGTTGTAAGCGCCGTATTATTAAGTTCAGGCGGTAAAGTTGTAATTATACCAGGCACCTCAAGTGTTTCAATTGTAGGAACATATGATGATCCATTTTTAGACACTTTTCAATTTGTAAGTAAAGGTAGTTCTAATTTAATTGAAACGCCAACCACAGTTGTAGGTGTTTCAAATGTTCCGCCAAAAAAAGAATTGTTTAATTTAAGCCAAGATGTTAAACAAAAAGAAACAATAAATTATGAAGTTACCGTGGAGTATCAGGATCAATTTTTTGTTCCAGCAATAGAAACATTTGCTGTAACACACGACATAATTAATGAATATGAAGGAATTCGTTCATTCATGGACACATACTATAACTAGGATATAAAATGCCAGCTATAACAAGAGTAGGAGATTCAGACATTGCACATTGTTCAGGAATGGTTAGAGCTGTAGGCTCAGGAAATGTTTTTGTAAATGGTATTGCTTTATCAAGACAAGGAGATGTAAATACCGTTCATTTATTGCCAGGTAACCCTTGTCCGCCTCATGCAGCTCCAATTGCTTCAGGTTCCTCTACTGTAAAAGTAAACGGAAAAGGAGTTGGGCGTGTTGGAGATGCTATTTCTGGTTGTACCTCTGTGGCTGAAGGATCTTCAAATGTTTTTGCTGGAGGTTGAATAAATAGAGAATGGCAACGATAGACATAGAAAACACAAGAACTTTTAGGGACTTGGATTTGAATTTTACGATTCATCCTGTTCGTAAGGATATTAACGTTCATATAAATGAATTTGCAGTTATTAATTCAATAAAGAATTTAATTTTAACCAACCATTATGAGCGTCCTTTTCAACCAGAAATTGGCAGTAATATTCGCCGACTTTTATTTGAACCAGTAGATTCAGTAACAGCTGCACAAATTGAGAGGGATATTTCAGAAACAATAAACAATTTTGAACCTAGAGCTCAAATTTCTAAAGTAACAGCTGTAGGATCACCAGATGAAAATGGGTATAAAATTAACCTTGTTTTCTTCATAATTAATAACCCAAATCCAATTTCAATTAATTTCTTTTTAGAGCGAATTAGATAAAATGGCAAACCGCTTAAGAGTTACCGAACTTGACTTTGACACAATTAAGTCAAATCTAAAAACCTTTTTAAATCAACAAACAGAGTTTCAAGACTATGATTTTGAAGGTGCAGGCCTTTCTGTATTGTTGGATATTTTAGCATATAACACTCATTACAACGCCTACTATCTTAATATGGTTGCTAATGAATCATTTTTAGATACGGCTTTACTGCGTGATTCTGCTGTATCTCACGCAAAAACTTTAGGATATATTCCATATTCTTCAGCTGCACCTGTTGCTAATATTAATTTTAATGTGGATTCTGGAACAACAACTCCTGCAACATTAACTATTCCTTCAGGTTTTTCTTTTTTATCAAATCAGATTGACAGCAAATCATATAATTTTGTTGTATTAGAAGATACCACAGTTACAAAATCAAACACAACTTTTCATTTTGATGGCCTTGAAATTTATGAAGGACAACTAGTTACTTATAGTTTTACTCATGATTCTGCCTCTAACCCAAAACAAGTTTTTATTTTGCCTGATAATAATATAGATACTGATACAATTGAGGTTTCTGTTAGTCCGGCTGTTGCAAACACAGCAACAAGTGTTTATAATAAGGTTACAGATATATTAGATATTACAGCTACTTCAGAGGCTTATTTCTTAGAAGAAAACCGTAATGGAAAATATCAAATATATTTTGGTAATGATATAGTTGGTAAATCATTACCTGATGGTGCAATAATTTCTGTAAAATATTTAATTACAAATGGAACAGCTGCTAATAAAGCAAACAATTTTATAGCTACGGCTACATTGACAGATTCTATAGGAAATTCACAAACAAACTTTACTGTTAATCCTGTTAGTGCTGCCTCTGGTGGTTCAACTAGTGAGTCGGTTGATAATATTAAATTTTCAGCTAGAAGTCAATTTTCAACGCAAAATCGTTTGGTAACCATTAAAGACTATGAATCGTATATTTTAAATAATTATCCAAACATTGATTCTATTTCTGTCTGGGGCGGAGAAGATAATACACCTCCTGTTTATGGTAAAGTTTTTGTTTCGTTAAAACCAAAATTAAATTATTATATTTCTGAAACAGAAAAACAAAGAATTATTGATAATATTATTTCACCAAAAGCAATTGTTGCTGTTCAAACACAAATTATAGATCCAGAATTTTTATATTTAATTATTGAATCCTTTGTTCAATATGAATCAAAGAAAACGAACAGCACAGAAACTGCTCTTAAAAATGCAATTACAAATTCTATTTTATCATATCGTAATACATTTTTAAATAAATTTGATGCTCGATTTGTTCTTTCAAAAATGCAAGATTTTATTGATAACGTTGACACTAATGCAATTATTGGTTCTGAAGTCACCGTTCGTGTTCAACGCCGTTTTGAACCTAAATTAAATGAATCAGCAAGTTACACAATTAAATTTAATGTTCCAATTACTCGGGGAACATTATTAAATAAATTATCTTCAACGCAATTTACAGTATTTGATGTTGGTGGAACATTAAGAGAAGCTCAGTTTG